AGGAGCAATCTCTCCGTTTTCGATAATAATTGCACCAAATAAATTTTGAAGCAAAGTAAGCTCTGCCTGTGTTAGCTGACCAAATCCCGAAGACCCGTCCCTAGAGTTTCGCCTCATAGCAATGAGTTGGCTTGCTCCAATTTGTCCACCAAGGGCTTTTACTTTAGCAATAGCGTTCGCGAACTCTGATCCCCTGAACTTAGACTCTAAAAGCGTATCTATGGTTTGATTTCCTCCACGAGCAACATAAGCTTCTAGGAATGTTCTAAGCTCGCCAGCAGTTCTTCTTATCCTATCCTGTGAGTTCAAAGTTTCCTTTGTCCCGTTAATACCTTTTAAGAAACTGGATTTTTTACTGAAGTATAACTCTTTGACCTTTTCAAAGCTCATTTCTCCCTTACCTGCGGCTTCTCTAGCCTCTCCTTTAGCTTTTCCAATTTCAGACAGTCTATCAACAACAGATGACTGAAGAGGGCTAAAGTCATCTCGACTAATATTTTTATATTCTTCAGGAGAATTATTGTAAACTTCTTCTACTTTTGCGTAAGCAACTGATGGATCTACTTCCCCTAAAAAATCAACATCGTCTACCGACCCTCCTAGCTCCCTTACTACACGAGCTCTAAGATTTGAAAATTCAATAGATTTTACGCGATTAAAATTATCAAGTTGTTCTTGTTCTTCTTCGTCTTTCTTCTCCTTGTTAAATTTTTTCCTAGCAAGTTTATTTGCCTTTCCTTGAAGAGCAAGCTCCTTCGCCTTATTTCTTTCATTGTTTGCAGCAGTCATTAAGTCTTGGACTTGAGACATAGCTTCTTCTGCCCCAACCGCACCAACTAAGTCAGAAGCGCTAAAGTTAACGTCTTTAAGCGATGGGCTTATCTGCTTAAGGGATTCTAGAAAAGGAGTTACGGCAGATATAGCTTGCTGTTTCTTTTGTTTATCTAGTTCCTTCTGCTGCTTCTGTGCAGCTAGCTGAGTTACGGTTCCAGCGAGGTTTTGGAACGCCTGATCTTTCATCTGGCGAGCTTTAAGCAAAGGTGTAATATCAGGAGTCATATCCTGAACTGATAGTTGTCCGAATCTCATAATAATTAGTACTTAAAGTCTTCCAATTTAAAATCAAAGTTTGAGTTGTCTTCTAAAAAACCAGACATATTTTCTTGACTAGGAAAGTTATACTGTGATTGATACTGCGAATAATCAAAGTTGTTTTTAGACCCTGAGTTCCCTGGAAATAAATCCTTAAAAGTTTTTGTAATTAAATCTGAGAAGGGATCTACAACATTGCTTTTAAGTCCAAAAAGGTCTTGTTGGTAAGCTCCCAAGAGCGCATTAGTACCTTGAAGAAACCTGTTTGAATCCGCAGCTTCCCTTTGTGCTTTAAGAAAATCTTGGTTGAACTGGTTTTGTTGCTGGGCGGTGTCGAACTTCATTTTGTCCGCAAAAGAAGGCAAAGCACCTTCCATTGTTGACGCTATACCTCCACCAAATTGAATACCTGGAGAAATGTTTGATGCGTTAATACCAGCTGTAATGAACGGTTGTCTGCGGTTGTACATCATCTGGTTCATATCAATAGCGGATTGTGCTACCGCAGGATCAAACTGCCTTCCACCAGCAACCTGACTACCCATCAGGGAATCCATAACCCTTCTTTCTTCAGAAGGATCTAGAACAACACCAGCTTGAGTAATTTCTTGAATGGTTGGAACAGAGCCATCGTTAATGCCCACTGATCTCCCTAGTGACATTAGCTGTTCGTCTGTGTACTGCCGTGCTGCACCAAATAATGCAGAACCAACTCCCTCAACAAAAAGTCCGAGGTTTTCTGCGTATATAGATGCTGCCTCTGATCCCTGTTCTCTAAGAATGTTGTAGTACTCTTCAAGTTTACCACCCATACCCGAAGACCCTTGCCCAGATCCTGATGGGTTCGTGTTGCTTTCGTTGTCCATTTCGTTATTTGTTTGATTTAATTCAGAAGTATTGTTCGAAGATACCTCTGAAGATCCGTCCGTTACTGAATCATTAGCTCCAGCTTGATTTACGAAGTTAGATGATTCATCAAATGATGATGTATCTGACTCGTTTACCACATATGATCCAAAATCTGTAATTTCAAAAGGATCTTCTGAGCCTTGCAGGTTACTTGAACCTTCTTGGGTTTGGTTCGGGGTACTTTGATCGGTAGTACTTTGATTAGGTGAGTTCCTGAAGTTAACAATATTCCCAATCGCGTCTTTCCCAGTATCCCTAATAACTTTAAAAACATTTGAAACAAAAGGTGTTACAGTCTTATTTACTGCATCTGACGTAAGATTTGAAAGAATAAAACCAGGAAGCAGTCCAAGTTTCTTTACTCCCGATTGAAGAATAAGTCCGTTTAAAATATTAGCTGGAATTTTAGACAACGCCTCGCCTATTTTGCTTAAAAGACCTTGTTTTTCTTCTTCTGTCTCTGGGGCCTTAAACTTAGACATATCGAAGGTGTCCTTGGAATCCTCGGAGTCAAAGGGACTAATAGTCGATGGTGGACCTTCTATTCGTTCAGCAAAAGTAAAAGGATCGTAACCCATTTCAGTATCTATGAAGTCATTATCGTATAATGCGCCAAACCCGTAACGGTCTTCAATGCCTGAACCGAACCCAAGGTTTATTGTAGAATCTCCAAAATTTGGTCGATATTCACCGAATGGGGCATAATCAGGAAGCTCTACGATTTCATCTTTTTCTTTTGCCATTATTTTATCCCTCTAATGTTTGCCGACAGTCCTAGAACCTCCTACTCGGATGGTTCTATTTGTGATGCGAGTTCTGCCGCATAAGCATCCTTAACCTCTTGAGTCCACGCTGCATCAATAATTCCCTTGATTTCTTCGTTCTCCTCAGTGACATCGGCATCTGGAGCCAGTACCCTGCGGTGAAAAGAGCGACTAATTTCTACACCGTCTCTCTTGATGATCGTTGCTGTTCTGATGTGAACCTGGCGGAACTCGCCTACTAGCTCAATCTTGTCGTCTAATGTTTGTTCTGTTAATGACATTGTTGTTTTGGTGTTAAAATTAAACTCGGTATGTTATGGACATAATAAAAGAGGATGTGTCTGTTAGATTAGAATTAGAAATCCCACTACTTCCTCCAGCTTCTGTATATTGGTTGAAAGTAATAGCACTTGTATTTTTTGATAAGTATCCCGCAGGGTAATTAGCCCATGTACAAGCTAAAATTGAACCAATATGTGCAGAGGCAAACCCATTAGTGGTATTGGCCGAAGCAAAAGGCAATCCGTCTATTGTTACACTTCCTGTTGCAGATCCCTTGGATGATAGGAGAACATATAATGAAGCGTTTACCAGGTTTCCTATTTTTGTATAACTTCCAACTGCCGCTCCATAACCAATTCCAGTGGTAGCTCCACCAATTTTCAAAACTGGTGTAAAAGTTCCTTCTTCGTAATCATCTAGTTTATTTGCAGCAGCGGTATCAGTGCCAAACGTAACTCCAGTGGAAAACCTTCCCGCTCCTACTACATCTAAACTTTCGTCTGGCGACGTAGTCCCAATGCCGACGTTGCCTGACGAGTCAATTGATATTGAATCTGTGCTGCCCCTAGAGATGTTTAGGGTATTTGATGATGTCTCCAGATAAATCGTGCCTCGTGAAACACCACTTTTAGTAATGCTAACCCCTGCTTCAAATCCATCAGCCGATTGTGTTACATTTAACTTAGACAATGGCGACGTAGTCCCGATACCGACGTTGCCTGCGTTTAGAATAGTAAGCCTGTCAGTCGAGTCTGTTTGTAGGTGCAAATCATCACCTGAGTCTACGGTGAGGTCGTAACCATTTTGGCTATAAAACCTAGGTCCTACAGACGCTCGGGTGTCATACACAAACTCCATGCCAGCGTATTTCGTAGCATCTGAGCTAAACGTGAAATACATTCCGCCAGTTGTTCCGCCTGTCCCTTGTTTTATCAGCAGATTGGCATTTGAGGAATCGAGTTGTACGTTACCTGCAACTTCAAGCTTTTCAGCAGGAGCCGCAGTCCCAATACCGACGTTGCCGCCGTATAAAATGCGCATCCGTTCGGTCAAGGTGCTGTCCCCAGTTGCGTTTCTGGTAGAAAACGCCAGATCTCCAACCGTGTGGCTTGTTCCACTTACCACCAAACCCTTAATTGCAGCAAACTTCCACGCCCCGCTTGCGGCTGAGAAAATAACAGCCCCACCGCTGTTTGATGAAGTCCCGTTTCCAGCAACCTCCAATGTTGTAGCTGTTGCTGTGTTAATGGCAGCCGTTTCTGCATCATCCCCGACTATAGTGAGCTTGCTGTTGGGCGACGTAATCCCGATGCCGACGTTGCCAGATGTGTCCTGGACGAATGATGATGGCAAGGAACTTGGCCCAATGTTTAATTTGCCACTGGAGTCTTTCCACATTCTGTGGGATGTGGCGTGAGAGCTTGTTAATGCAATTCCATCGCTGTTGGCGTCACCCTCCTGGCGGACTATTAGTGTTCCTCCAGATGTTGCAGTTCCGCCACCGTTTATTTCAAGCAAACCAGCAGGCGACGCAGTACCAATGCCAACTCGATCTGTGGATACATCTACATACAATGTATCTGTATCAAATGCAGCATCACCAGTAACAGCCAGACTAGCACCACCACCTAAATTTAAATGATCGCCACTGACATCCCAATGCAAATACGCTCCAGAGGTGCTACCGAAAAATTTAACGTCATCGGAATCTGCATTTGCACCTACAGTGACTTGCCCATCAAATTGAACATGACTTGTGAATCGACCTGTGCCGTTTACATCCAGCTTGTAGGATGGCGACACATCATTGATGCCGACGTTGCCGCTAGTGTCGATATTGATTCCGCTTGTAGATCCAGAAAAACCAGATCCAGTTACTAGCTTCAAAAGAGACGCGCTGTAATCATACCCAATGCGAGCTTCACGGGCAGTTCCTCCCGTGTTAGTCTGCAACGCAACAATCGCATCGCTTGTTGTCCCAGATGAAAGGTAAAGATCTGCGGCAGCTCCCGAATTGTTAACGTGCAATTCGCCTGAAGGCGACGTCGTCCCGATGCCTAATTTAGATGCTCCTGCTAAAATTAGATCATCCGTGGACTCATCCCAGTGCATATAAGCACCAGAAGTTGCACCATAGAATTTAACATCATGACCAGTGTCATTTACTCCAACAGTGACCGTACCATCAACCTGAACATTACCATCGATGTCGACAACGTCTAGGTTGGTTATTCCAAGTACATCTAAGCTTCCATTGAAATCAACGTTACCTGTTACTGTTAGGGCATTAGTCAGAAGCGTCAACCCAGCTACGTCTAAGTTGCCATTGAAATCTGCATTACCTGCTAGTGCCAAAGTGGTTGCCATATCCACAGCGCCATCAATATCAACAACATCGAGGTTTGTGGTTCCAAGTACATCTATAGCTCCAGAAATATCTAGATTGGTAAATACGGAGGTTCCAGCCGCAGTAACAGTTCCTGTAGTAGTGAGGTTCTCATTTCCGAATGAAATAGCACCAGAGCTATCTGTAACACTCCCTGCGCCAATCGTTAGCGTTCCTGCTGTCAACGTATCGAACCAACCCTTTAGCCATCTAACCGCAGTAGATCCTAAACTATCTGTGCTGTCTGTGTCTGAAAGAATGCTTGAACCACTTGTGATTCCACCCGTTGCTACCTGCGTAGCTGTAGTTGTTAGTACACCTGTGACTAGCGCAGTGGTTGCCATATCCACCGCACCGTCGATGTCAACAATATTTAAATTAGCTGTGCCAGCTACATCTATATCTCCACCTATGTCTAGCTCTGTTGCAATAACTTTGTTATTGAACGTAGCGTCTCCAGCGGATGACATATCGAGCTTAAGTGCTGTAATAACGGACCCGTTATCATCGCCTTTAATAAAAATGTCTTTATCTTGAACAGAAGATTGAATTATTAAATCACCGCTAAGATTTGTAATACTACCGAACTGAGTTCCGTCATCCTTTAGTAGGATGTCCGCACCACCAGCATCTAGGATAATATCTCCAGCAACATCAATGGTAAGATCTGTGTTATCTGCTATAATTGTGTCTACAGCAAGCGATGCAACTTCAGTAATGTTTTTATCGTTGAAGGTAGTAGCACCAAGGCTAATAGCACCAGTAGCTGTCAGATTAGATGTTCCGATGTCTACGTTACCAGCGACTTTTAGTTGGGCAGGGCTGCTTCCGTTGAGCTGTAACCCTCCTCCCGATTCTACTGCTCCAGCCGCGAACGTAGCACTATCAACCAGTGCATTTAGGTTCGTTGATGTTATTTGACCGCCATCGGCGTAAGTTGTTCCTTTGCTTAATATAGCCATTATTCTGCTGTTGCTGAGTTTCTAAATGTTGTAGCTCCTGCCACCTTCAAAGATCTAAACTTTGGTCTTCCTAAAGTGGTATCTAATGTAAATTGCAATCCGTACGCTCTTTTGTTTCCAATTCTTCCTCTGATCGAGTAGTCTTCTCCTGCCGTTAATTGGCTTCCGTTGTTAAAACTTGCCAGTGTACCAAGGTCTATATTACTGTCTACGTTTTCTGTTTCCGCAGACATATTTCCATTGCTAGCCAATCCTTCTTCAGATTCTATATGCAATTCAAAGTTGTTCCATTTTTTTCTATCTATAGATTGCAGTGTGTACATTCTAGTTGTAGCTGACGAAACGACTCTTTCTGACTTAGAAGCAGATCCTACTTGAACGGTGTATATGTCATGACCCCCAGTTCCTCCCTCGATTTTATGTACACCTCCCGTTCTATTGGTTGCGTACACTCCTCGGTTTTGGCCCTTTCCAGCTATCGTTAGATGAGTGAAGTCCCAAGCAGTATCGTTTACAGAATCTACGGACTCCCAGCTTTTGTTTATAAAATTGTAAATGAGAAGTTTGTTGTTCGTTATTGAACTTCCAGTTGGTACAGCTATAAAATATCTGTTATCGAAATATACAGCTACAGAGTTCTCTGCATAATCTTTGTTTATATCTTTAATAGTTGCTTCAATAGTTGCTGAAATAGGTAAATCTCTGCCGCGAAGGTTGTACAGATCCTGGAAGTCTACACCATAAATACCATTGTCGGACAAGAATATAAGATTGTTAGCTACTTGAACTATACTTTTTTTAGCCAGGCATCCCACTTCATCTGTTATTAGAGTACTTCTAGAATACTCCAATACTAGGCTATTGCTAATTAAATGTATACTACTTCGGTTAAAAACAACCAGCTTATCTTCAGAAAACGAGTGCAGACCTACGATAAAATCAGAAGTTCCTGCGTTCAGCCTAAATTGACCGAACATAAAATCATAAGTATCGCTATCTAAGAACTGAGAGAATAAAAGCTCATCATGTATATTTCTATCAGTAATTGTTGTACCGCTAGTACCCTCATCCATAGAGTACCTGAACGGAACTACTATTCTTCTTTGATGGTATGCTCCAAATGGAGGAGCTGGCATATGAATAAATCCAGAACCTTCTGATGCTTTTTCTAAGAAAGTTGGAGTAGCTAATAGTGTATCTTTTGACGTCTTGCTTCCATCTGTACATTCAGCAGGTACTGAGAACGTAAAACCTTTTTTAAGTCCTACTCCCCGATTGGTTCCCCCCGATTGACCACTTAATGTTCCAGATATATAAATTGAGAATGTTGTGGTGCTACCTATCTCGGCTACTATCCTGTTTCCATTAACCGAAGCATGATAGTCGTATATTTCTATTGGATCTCCAACCTTTAGCTCGTGTCCTGATGATGTAGTGAACGTGGCTTTGTTGTATCCAACAAAGGGAGCAGCTCCAGGCGTTGTGCTAAGGCTGGTTGTAGATATGCTCAAGGGGCTGCCATCTGTAACAAAAACTTCTTTTACGAATAACTCGAAATCAAAGCTTCCAGGAGGCTCATCTCTTGGAACAGCTTGTCTTAGTCCAGACCCACTAATGTCGTACCCAGTTTCATCAGGGTCTACAATACCTGCATTGACCCCATTTTTTATAAATATAGAAGTACCTTGGCTAAGTGATCCAGTTTCAGATACTACCGTTGCTAACTGGTTAACTATTTGAAAGCTTCCAGCAGGTACTATAATGTCTGAGGGTTCTGTAAAAGATCCGTTTGCTACTCTAGTGAATTCAGGATCTCCAGATATGTCACCATCCCATTCTAAGGCAATCTCACCATCTCTAAAAATAAATACTTTGTTAAATGCCTGTAGTGCCTGCCCTCCAACTGCACTTATTCCAATTGGGTAGTCTATATCTAAGGTGGAACTATCTGATGTTTTTACTATAGATGCCTTATTGGTTCCAACACACAACACATAACTTTCCGAATTGTTGTTTGGATCGCTGTATTCTATTGCATCTTCAACTTCATTGATTGCGGTGTCATCTAAATATGGACCCCTCGCTGTACCCACTGTAGATATATTCGTGAGTCCAGTTATGACCACTGTGATTCTGTCATTGGTTGGAGCAGATGCTATAGCGTAGTTACCGTCTATCGGAATGACAGCACCTGCTGCATTGGTTCCCGCAAATCCAGTAAGGTTCACTACTTGACCAACCCAATTTGCAGCCGCTTGACCTTCGTAAGGAAATGCGTTCGACCCAAAAGCTATCGTTACCGTATTGCTGCTAATAGAGGGAGTTCCTGTAATAGAAGGCCAAGCATTGTTGTGCAACCTAACAGAACCTACCTTGAGTGGAGCTGGTTGAAATGGAGCTGCTAGGAAATTAACGGGCTTTCGCGTTTGCCACTCTCCGTTTAGTCCTAATCGACCATTGTTTGATTTTGTTAATACGCCTGTAGGCAACTGGTCTGGACGCAAGCGATTATTGAACCCCGTAAATCCAGTATCGAGTTCTTCAGCTATTCGGTCATCTTGTTTACCGTATCTGTCGTATCTAGCCATTTAACAATCCCAAGCTTTCCTGCTCCAATAATTAGCGGATAGTTTATTGCTCTTGCCCTTAATTCCGCCTGACCTAGCACAGTAACTTTTCTTACGTGCTGGGTTACTTTTCTTGATACTCATGTTAGAATCCCCGAAGCGTACAATCTTTTCTTTCCCACCTTGGCAGGCTTTCACAACAGATTTCTTCCCTCCAGAGATTTCTCTCCGAGGTACGTTACACTTCATAGTTTTCTTATTTATAGCCACTATTTCTTTTTACGAAGAGTTATGTAAACATGGAATGCTAATGCGGTAAGAGGGATTAAAATACCTCCAACTAATGCAGCCCAGGCCCTGATCTCTCCCTCAAACTGACCAAGGCTAATGCTAAATCCTGTAGCTGTTCCAAGCCATGAGGTTAATGTTGTTTTAATCCACATTGGTGATTCTTTTACTGCTAGTATCATTATGACCTTCGGGCGACCCCTTTTAGTTTTTCGTAAGATCTAGCACCAACTAACCCAAGCATCCCCATCAGGATTGTCGTTAGTTCGCTTGTGTCCAATCGTGGAGCACCTGAGAGGTCGTAACCAGCAAGGAAGCCGACCCAAGCTGCGATAGGTTGAATGATGTAGTTCCACGCGAGCGCGAACCCACAAACCCAACCGCACCAAGGACGCCAACCAGAAACGAAAACACTCTTATGCTGTGCTTCAACTTCGTTTATGCTGGTCTGAGCTGCCGCCGCCGCGAGTATTCCCTCAGCGAAGGATGCCTCGACTGATTCACGCGCTCGCTCCCGCTCATTCTTATTCGGAATAAGATCGAGAACCTTGTTGACTGCTGGGCCAATAAGCGGCGCTAGGAATGCTGGAATCATGTTATGCTGATTAGAATAACGATGACCCCAATTGATCCAATTATTAGATAAGCCGATCCAATAATAATGGTTTGCTTGTTATTGGCATTAAGTGATTTGAAAAATTCAATTGCTTTCATAATTATTTCTTTTTTTTCCCCTTAGCTTTTACAGGTTTGGATGGGCGTCCGACTTTACTTCCGTATGTTCCTTTTCCGTATGGCATAATCTTACTTCCTTTTCGAAGCAACAATAAACATTACCTCGCTAACTCCCTGGAAAGATACAGCTAGTATTGATCCTGCCGTTCCCAATCCAAGCTTGTTCAGCTCAGTGCTAATTACACAAATTGTGAAACGTGAACTATTGAAGCACCTGATACTCCCAAAAACTTAGCAGCTCTAGCGGCTTGAGCACTAAAGGTAATGAGTCCTTTTTCCTTAACTAGGAGATGGCCATTAGATGCGGTAGGAGCGCTACCATCAAATGTAACAATAACATTATTGTCTTGTACATCTATAATGCAATATTTGGTGTCGCCATGAAGGGCGGCAAAAGAAACGCCAGATCCTGTTGTTGCACAGGATAGGTTTTCTCCAGCAACCGTTTCATTCGGACGAGGATATAGGTTGGTGACTAAGCTATTCATTTATCTTGATTGTTGGGATACGTGCGTTCTAAAACGCTTTCCTATAGTGTTGTTGTTTGCTACTTGCTGTGGGTTGTCCATTTCTTCGCCTAGATAGTTCTCAGCAATCTGTTCCTCAAAGGAAGCTTTATTGTGTTGTCCATCCATTCGTAGAAAATCAGCGTACGTAGCGTGTGCCATGTAGTAAAAAAATTCTTGTGGTACTTGCGTCAAAGATGCAGCCCCATCAATGTCTAGGCTTGTCAGCAAGGTAATTGGTTTTTTGTAAGTGACCCAAACTTGGCTTTCCTTTGCACTTACAGCATTCAGAATATGCGCGCCATCGGACTGAACTCCGAACTCGTACTCTACAGAAGACATATTTAGGAACGCCTGGCTACGATGAATGCGAACAAACTCCCCAATATCGCTCAAGTCTCTAACCCGTGGGACATTTGCCTTGGCTAACGGAGATGCTCCAATATTCCAACCTGTTTCTGTTATGCTTGTTGAGCTTAGGAAGTAGTACGCAGCTTCGGTAGCGTTAGGAAATCCTTCTATTATCCAACTATTTCCGCTATTCCTAATTAGGCTGAATGCTGCAGTTTTGACCTTGCCCGTTCCAGTAGTGGAGGCTGATGCTGTAAAAATGGTTCCAGGGTTATTGTTTGCTGCACCAACCGAAGTAAAATCTGAGGAACCAGAGTACTCGATTTGGTACGCTGTTCCGTTCTCTATAGCCGTGGCAGATATATCAGTGGTGTCGTAGTACGTGTACGCCGATTGACCGTTCGCTGCTCCGTTTAGCTTGTATAGCCCATTAACTCCATCAGTTCCTGCGCCAAACAGGTAGTACCCGTCTTGGGTAAATGGACATATTTGGTTCTGTATA